TGATGGGGCGTGATTCTGCTGGTATGAACTGGAAGATGGATCAGAACGTTGTGGCTCAAACATTTGGTTCGTACAGTGGCGTTACACTGGCAACGAACACAGCGACTTTCACTGGTTCGCTGACTTCTGGTTGGGCGCAAACATCAACCATCACCATCACACCAACAGGCGGCACTGCTAACCTGAAACAAGGTGACGTTATTACCATTGCAAACGTTTTTGCGGTTAACCCACAAAATCGTCAGGCTTATGGCTCAAACAAACTGCGTAACTTTGTAGTTACTCAAGCTGTTTCTGGCTCAAGCGCAATGTCTGTAACTGTTTCCCCAGCAATCATTACCGCAGGTCAGTTCCAAAACGTTACCGTTGCTTCAACCAGTTCAACTGCTGTTGTAACACCGTTCAACAACACTGGTACTGTATCGCCACAAAACATCGTTATGCACCGCAATGCGTTCACCGTAGCAATGGCTGACTTAGAATTGCCTGAAGGTGTCCATTTTGCAGGTCGTGCTTCTGATAAAGACATCGGTCTGTCAATGCGTGTAGTTCGTCAATACACCATTAACAACGATTCGATCCCTACTCGTATAGATGTTCTGTATGGCTGGGCACCACTTTATCCAGAACTCGCTTGCCGCGTTGCAGCTTAATTAGAAAGGACTAGAGAATGTCAAATCCAGGCCCAGCAAGTACCACTACTATTCATCCGTCAAATGTAGCAAGCAACCAGGCTATTCGTCTGTTAGCTTCCTACCAGGGTGTTAACGTGAATCAAACAGGTGATACAGTTTTGCCAGTTGGCAACACTTCCAATTATTCTGTTTCTAACGTTATTTTTACCAATGCTTCAACTAGCTTGACCACAGCTTTAGCCGGTGTATTCACTGCACCTGCTGCTGGCGGTACAGCTATTGTTGCAAACGCAGCTTTGTCTGCATTAACTGGTTCAACTGTTGTCAGCCAACGTACTGTTGCTGCAACTGCTACCCAAGCAGGTCAAAACCTTTATGTAAACGTTGGCACAGCACAAGGTGCTGCTGCAACTATGGACGTTTTCATCTACGGTTACGACTTATCATTCCTTTCCTAATAGGAACGGTAATTAAGGGAAAAGCCGCCTCTAAAAAGGGTGGCTTTTTCTCTTTGTACGTCTATAATTTGGGTAACTTTTAAGAGGAAATTATGTCCAATTACACCTATACCGAAGCAACGGGTAACATTAAAAGCCAGCCTGGTAAGTTAAAAGGCATTTTTTGCAGCACTGCTGGTGGTACTGTGACTGTTTACGATAGTCAAACAACTGATACAACGGCAACTGTTTTAGGCGTATTTACGCCAACAGGCGCAACCAATTACAACTTTTATGACGGGATTAACGTAGCGAACGGCATTTATGTCGTGATAAGTGGCACTGTTAAAGCAACCATTTACTACGAGTAATTATGTCTAACGATACGGCTGTCACACAGACAACCAATATAGTTCCAGTTCAGGGCATTTTTATGCCCGAACCTACCTTTGAGTTAATTACTTTAATAGGCCCTGCTGGAACACCGTTTTACGCCACAATTGATCCGCTGCAATCTGGGCTGACTATTACAAACAGCACGATTGATAGCACTGTTATTGGTGGCAGCGTTCCATCGTCTGCAACTTTTACCAATGTAGCTACAACCACCGGCACAATTTCAGCACCGCCAGCGGGATCAGATGACATTGCAAACAAGGCTTATGTTGATGCTGTAGCGCAAGGATTGTCATTTAAGCAGCCAGCCGTTGTCACAACGACAGCAAACATCACGTTATCTGGTTTGCAGACAATTGATAGCGTTGTATTGGTTGCCGGTAATCGTGTTTTGGTTCGAAACCAAGCTAACCAGGCTGATAACGGCATTTATGTTGCCGCTGCTGGGGCTTGGGCAAGAGCATCTGACGCAAATACTTATGATGAGTATTTAGGCGCATATTTATTTATTTTAGAAGGTACGATTTGGGGTGGATCAGCCTGGGTTTGTACAAACCAACGTGGCGGTACATTAGGCGTAACTCCAATTACGTTCGTTCAATTTAGTAATAACGCAACTTATACCGCTGGCACTGGTCTGCAATTAGTTGGATTCCAATTCAGCATGGTCAACACTGGTGTGACTGCCGGTGCGTATGGCTCTGCAAGTTCAGTTCCTACTTACACTGTAAATGCTCAAGGTCAATTGACTTTAGCGGCAGATGTGTCGATCGCGATTAATGCAAATCAGATTACTAGCGGCACAATTGCAAGCAGTTTAATAAGTGGCTCATATTCTGGAATAACTGGCGTTGGCACATTAGTTGACTTAACGGTAACAAACGTTATTAATGGCTCAATTAATGGAAATGCTGCTACTGCAACAACTGCGGTTAGTTCAGCGACTTCAACCAATTTATCAGGGGGATCAACAGGTGCGATTCCTTATCAGACGGCTGCTGGGGCAACGACTTTCCTTGCGTCTGGAACGGGCGTTTTGGTTGGCGGCTCTGCACCTAGCTATACGACTACACCGGCTCTTGTCGGAACGAACTTCACAGGTACGGCATCTGGGCTTTCGATTGGCGGTAATGCCGCAACTGCAACAACTGCAACGAACATCGCTGGTGGAACTGTTAATGCTATCCCGTACCAAAACGCAGCAGGATCGTCAACGTTCCTAGCAGCGGGTACTGTTGGCTACATACTTCAGACAAACAGCACAAGTTCACCACCAGCTTGGATTGATCCGAATGGGTTAACTGTGGGTTATGCAACCAACATTTCTGGTGGCGTAGCTGGTGCAGTGCCTTATCAAAGTGCGGTTGGCACAACAGGATTTAGTGCGGCAGGAACAGCAAGCCAAGTATTGCTCTCAGGCGGCACAGGAAGCCCCACATGGGCAAATCAGAATACATTGAGCGTTGGGTATTCGGATAACTTAAATGGCGGTGCAGCGGGTTCTCTGCCTTACCAGACGGGTAGCAATACAACTGGCTTTATAGCAACGTCCACAAACGGTTATGTATTGACCTTGACTGCTGGATTACCAGGTTGGGCTGCTTTACCTGCAACTGGTGTGACGATTGTTGACGATACGACTACTAACGCAACGCGATACCTGACGTTTACTAGTGCGACAACGGGCAACATTACAACTGAGAATGTAAGTTCAACCAATTTACAATTTAATCCGTCAACTGGTGCATTAACTTCTACAAGTTTGACACCGACTAATGCTGTTGGTGCAATTTATGGCGGTACAGGATTAAGCAGCTACACAACTGGCGATTTAATTTATGCGTCAGCGACAAATACTCTGTCAAAAATAGCAGCCGGTACAAATGGTTATATTCTGACAATGGTTGCAGGAATTCCAGCCTGGGCAGCAAATACTGGTGGAGTTACGTCATTCCAAACGTCATTAAATGGGTTAACGCCTAGTTCTAGTACAACTGGTGCAATTACTTTAGCCGGAACTTTAGGTGCAATAAGCGGTGGAACTGGCTTTAGCACTTATGCAACAGGTGATTTGATTTATGCCTCTGCAACCAATACGCTGTCTAAATTAACTGCTGGAACGAATGGTTATGTTTTAACGTTGGCTGCTGGCATCCCATCCTGGGCATCATTACCGGCAACTGGTGTTTCAATTACGGATGACACAACCACTAATTCCAGTTTGTACCCATTATTTACAACGGCAACATCTGGATCAGTAACAACGCAATATGTAAGCAGTACAAAATACACTTATAACCCGTCATTAGGCACATTAAGTTCACCGCAGGTTAATGCGTCTAACGGTATTCATGTAAATAGTAAAACTGTAGCAACTAGTTATTCAATTCCATCTGGATCGTCAGCCATGAGTGCTGGCCCTATAACAGTGGCATCTGGTCAATCTGTTACCGTTCCAAGTGGATCGAAATGGGTGGTGTTATGACATATAAATGGAAAGTATTGGACGTTTTTACAAACTCTGAGCATGAGATCAGCCAGGTTCGTTATAAATTGACGTTGATTGATGGTGATGATTCTGTTTCGACTGAGAATTATTGGAACGCTAACGCAGCAAATCCGATAAAAATATTCCCAGAAATTACTGAAACACAGGTCATTCATTTTATTGAAAATTCTAGCCAAGATGTTATTACTGCAATAAAATCAAGGTTAAATGAGCAATTAGACGTAATTAAGAGCCAAAATCAGCCTATTCGTGCGCCTTGGCTTGGTGCTGAAACCTTTACGGTACAACTATGACAACCCCATTAGACCTAGTAACTCGCGCATTAAAAGATATAGGTGCTATTGCTGCGGGAGAAACGCCAGCACCAGAGGAAGCGCAAGATGCTTTCGATATGCTGAATGACATGATTGACCAATGGTCAAACGAAAATATGATGGTCTATAACATGACCGAGATCATATTTCCTGTCACATCTGGGCAAATTAATTACACGATAGGCCCTGGCGGTACTGCCAATGCTAGTTTTGAAGGCTCAATTGCCGGTAATATTTTAACGGTTACAACAGTAAATTCTGGTGGCGTTGCGTTAAATCAGACGTTATCAGGCACAGGAATAATTCCTGGCACACAGATTATGGCGTTTGAAAGTGGTGCGGGGGGAAATACACTTGAGGCAGGAACATACAAACTCAATTACCCGCAGAACGTTGCGGCAACGACTATCACAGCCTATTATCAGAAGCCGCTTGCTATTGATTCTGCCTTTGTTCGTATTAACACTAATTCTAATGGTCAG